CAAGTCTGCATTAACTGCGAGCTTGTTAGCGTTTGTACTACCACCAACAGATGGGTGTGCAGTACTAAACATTGTAACGCCATCACCTGAGTTGAAGCTTGTAAAACCTGTGTTCAACAAAGCTGCAGCCTTAGTCTGCTTGGTATAAGCCATAGCGCGAGCTAGTGCTTTTGTATATCGAGCAGACAATGAGTCGTACAAGTTGTCTTCCATCGCTTCTTCAGTGATAGAGAAACCCATTGCAACGGTCTCATGGTTGTATCGAGCAGTGTAATGCTCTTGTGCGTTATCATACGAAATCGATGCACCTTCTGCTTTCACAGGAGCTGCCCCAAAACCACTTAATTTGACTTCTTCTTCAAAGCTTCTGTCTGAAGATTCTGTCTCATAAATTTCTGAGTGTTCGTTTTCGTATTTGTCGTATTCCAAGCCGTACAATGCGTTTAGCCCGGGAAGTAGCTCTTTAAGGAGCTGTGCGCGTGAAATAGCCATTAGTCAGTCTCCCTATACGCCAGTGTTCATGGTCATCATGTGAGCGCCATTGGTGATACGAACCAGAACATCTGGGAACGCATCGCCGGGATCAGATACATGACCAACGATTTTAAATGCGCCAACCGTAGTTTGGACAGTCGCATCTAGTGCTGAATTGGAATTACCTGTTGCGGTACTTCCAGTCGAAGTTGATTGCACTGCTGCAAACTTGGTAATAGTACCAATAATTGTTTGCGCTCCTGTGCCATCAAGTTGTGCTTGAAAAAGCACGTTTGGATCATCAACAACTAAAGCTTTCGCGTTTAGTTTACCTGAAGGGTAATAGTTCGAATGAACTGTTTGACCTTCATCGTTCTGATACTCACAACCGACAAAAACACCAATAGCACCAATGCCACTGCCGCCTAAGTTGTTGGTTGTTATATCCGCACCTGTGCCACCGGCTAATGCGATAAACCCATCTGCACCTAGCGTAACGGCTTGACCATTAAATATATTAGTCGCCTCGCCCGCAGGATCGATCAGGTATGTAGTAGTTGCCCCTGCATAGGGCATACCATCAGCACGTTTTACCGGCTTCAGGCCTTGGGGAGCTGCTGTAGAAGCCATTGCTCTTCCTCCTAACCAAATTAATATTAAGAAAGCTCCCTAGAAGTTCAATTGAACTTTTTGGTTACTTTCCAAACGATGTGCGCGTGGAACGTTCAGGGTTCAACACTGGCATACGAGGATCGTTTTCTCTCATAAAATTACGATCTACCGCATCCTGTGCGTGTTGAGCCTGTTCGAGTTGAACCTCGACACGTTCTTCAGCAATTTCTGCAGGTATACTACATAAAAGAAGTCCACCTACCTCAATGTTGTCCTTAAATCTTGAATCGATGTCAGACACAACGGTTAACTCAGGATGATCTTGAGCTTTGACTGGTGTATAGCCTTCACGAAATCGAGCCGAAACATTAGTATTATCGCTACTACCCAGAGTTGATGTGCGAATCCAACGGAAATGTAATCCATCCCTTGGTTCGGGGGTTGGTAGCGCAGATGGTCGAGACCATCCTTTTTTACGAACTGTTTTCTCTCTAGTTTCTGTAGTGCGTGGAGTTCTATCAGTCATATCAATTTTCCTTCATTAGTTGCGCGGCATACTGTTCTGCAGTTAGACCAAGCCGTTTCGCGAGTGCGGCTGCGGTCGGAGTTAACTTCACCTTGCGTGGTTTTTTAGACGTTCTGGACGTAGGGGCAACCACGGCTCCTGTTCGGGGTTGCTGTGATGTAGGCTCCTCTACTGCAACGCCGAATTTATCTGGGAACGCTTCCATCATGGCAGCGTCTATCTTATCATAATACTCTTTTGAATTTAAAACAACACCTTCTGCTTGCAATTCTGTATGAACACCCATTGCAAACCCAGTTAAGGCTTTATCTCCTTTAGAATTTCCCTCAAACCAAGGGTTATTTTTCCACCACTCCATAGCTTGTGGGGGAGGCTGTTGTTTCTGTTGTTGTTGATCGGGTTCAAAATTTTCAGCCTGTTTTCTTTTTGGAGGAGTATAGTTATCGTATCTAAACTTTTCATTCTGAAGATTTGTAAGGTTCTCCTGTGCATCAATAAGAGCATCAGTGTCACCCGTTTCATGAGCCTCTTTAAGCTTACCTTTTGCTTGAGCAATCTGTGAATCGATCCTGCCCTTTGCCTGATCGACAAGAACGCCCTCGCTTTTCTCAAGTGTTTCTTTAAGCTTATCGTTCTCTTCTTTAATTTTTTGAGCATAGTTTACTGCTTCTTCTTTTAGTTTAGCAGCCTCTTCCTTAGCTCGCCTTTCTTCGTGAAATTCCCATTTCATTTTCTTCAGGCGTTTCTGAACGCCCTCGCTATAAGATTCTAGCTCTTCATCATTGGGAATGTCAGGCTCTGCACCTTCCGCTCTTCTTGCTCTACCCTTGTCTTCTTCAGGGGTATCGTCAACGATTTCGACCTCTACTTCAGAAGAAGTCTCTTCTTCCTTTTCTACCCCTTCAACATCTTGTGTTTCAGTGGCATCAAAATCAATATCTTGTTCTGCAGCTTTATTCATACTCTTGTATACCCCCTTGGATCATCGACAACACCCTCCACGGTATCATCGTTTATAAGACGAAACTCTTTTCCCGATACTTTAAATCTAGTGCCTGAGTACGATCTGAAAATAACAAAATCGCCCTCTTTGCACCAAGCCCCGTTAGGAAACCTTTCCTTGTCGGAGTAAGCATCTGGCCCTGTTTTTAAAACAAAACCAATAATTGAAGCTGTTGATTCGTCTTTGACAAGTCCATCAGGCATGATTACTCCGCCCTGTGTCTTCTCATCGATCTCTGGAAGTGCTATCAGAAGTCTATATCCCGTAGGCTCTGGTAGCTTTGCGTGAAGGTCATCCCCTACCTTCGTATTATCGACTTTAATTGTCGCAACCATATTGCACCCGTTTGCAGCGATTTAAAGGTTCACCGTTACCTTGCGCGGATTATCCGCGAATAATCAGAACTTAACCAAAAAAATTTTAGCTTTCAATATATCTTTTTTCAATTTCTAATAAATCTTCTTCTATAATCCTAAAAGCTTCGTACTTTCCTGTTAGCTTGACGTAATCTTCTTGCGTTTTAGCACCGCCCTCAGCAAGAAAAAGTTCAATTGAACTTTTATATTCAGCTATCTTGCCTTTTATTACTAGAATTAATGGATCAGTCACTGGATTTATCAAGCTCTCTGGCTATTTCTAATCCTAACTTTGTCCCCTCGCGTTTATCTTTACGCTGCTCTTTATCTAGCTCTGTTGCAATCCTAGCGCCAATAGATGCACCTGCACGTTTGTTCTCAGACTTAATTCTTTCAGCCTGTAGATCCAAGTTACCGATCTTGGTTGTTGCATCAAGGTCAAGACTTGCCCTATCCATTTCCATTTTGTGCTTAAGCTCTTGCTCTTTGATTGCAAGCTCTCGCTGTTGGATCTGTGTAAGTGGATCTTGCGCTGCTTCTTGTGCTTGTTGCTGTGCAACCTCTGCTTGATTTTTGCCGAGTAGCTTCTGAGCTGCGTCTGCCGCAAGACGAGAGATCTCTTCTTCTGTGTCTTCTGGAAGCGCTTGATCTTCGCTTGGCATTTCCACACCTAGCTGTAGCTGTATCTCTTTGCGATACTGATAGGCAACGTGTTCGGTTATGTGTGATGACATTGCGCTCTGTATCGCCCCTGCAAAGGGAGACTGACCCACGATCTGCTGTATCTTTGGATCTTGCATTGCTGCCATATGCACTTGGATGTGTGCCTCGTGATCCTGATACATAAACGCTTTGACAGGCTCTTGTTTCAAAATAGCCATGTTTTCTGAAACTGGATCTTTTGGTTTGATGTCTTCTGGAAGCTTAATGATGTCGGCTGCTTCACTAATTCCCAGAACTTCTAGCATTTGTCTGTGTAGTTTCCCCATGTCGTACAGTTGCGGTGCTTGCTGTGCAAGCTGAAGTGCCGCCTGATACTGCATCACCCTTTGTGACATTGTTGCTGCATTTGGATCTGAAACGGGAATAACATCAATACGACCATCAAAGTCTTCTGTTCTGTTGAACTCACCTTCAATCTCATAGGAATACTCTGAAGCCATATTGTCGTGGATTATCTTGGAAAGTATTCTTAATTCCTGCTTAAGTGCAGCATGTAATCTTGCTTGTACCCCAGACATCACCTTCATGGATCTTTCCATAAGAGCTAGGGTTGTTCCTACTGGAGCCTGTGGGTTTGTATCGCCTACCTGTACATCAGCAACAGAACCTATTCTGCGCCCTTCTTCAACGATATTTCCGAGTAGAGAGTAGAGTACGCTTGATGGCTCTTTATAAGGAATAAATGTAATTGAGTCACGGATAGCACCGCCCGGTACGTCCACATCCCTAAATTCGCCCGGCATAAGAGGCGCATCATCACCTTTGATACGGAGACCGCGAGCTTTAAGACCTGCAGGTAAATTCGATAGCGTACCCGCATCAATAAGTTGTCGTAGTATTGAGGTGGCAGATTTCGCCAAGCCTCCAATGAGGTGAATAAGTCCTGTGCCGTAAAATCCCAAGCCCGGTAAGTATCGGTAATGTACGAAATGCATACGTTTCTTTTTCTTTTCATCGTCCTCGTACCAGTTCCTTCTGATGGATAATACTTCTCTTGATGACTTATCGATTGTGACCACATAAGGCCGAGCAATCCCATCAGGATCATCAAACTCTTCTGGCATGTTCATATCGACATGCATCTCCAGAATTGTATGGCGGTCATCATCATCAATGACCGCCTCTTCGCCATCCAACTCATCGTACTTTTGCTTAATATCAGAGTAGTCTGGTTCAGGGTCTGGAAGATCTACATCACGATAGAAGCCGTTTACCTGTAGCTGTAGAACCTCATTCGATGTTTTTTTCATCACATGCGTGTATCTTGGGCATGTTTTTAAATCTGATGCCCCGTAAGACACAACGAAATCTTCTGATGGAACGAACATAGAGCATGGTCTTTCCATCAATGGATCGTAATAAACTTTCTTAAATGCAGAACCTGCAATGGGGAGCTTGAATAGCATCTGCTCCATCTCATCGCGGTACTCAGACATTTCTTCGGTAAGCAAATAGTTCATCTCGTTTTCTACACGAAATGCCTGATCTTTCTTTTCGGTGTCACTCTTTCCAACAATTTTAGTTCGCACTGGCCCTGAAGCAGGGAATATCTCTCCCATAGCCTGTGCTTGGAAACGGACGACAGCTTCCGTAAGTATCGGGTGAAACACCCCTGAAGCACCCGCCCACGGTTGCTGTCTGTCCTCGACCTTCATACCCAAAAGGTCTAATCCCTTGACGTATGCCCTCGCCCAATCTGACCTGCTTTCCTGATCTGACTGAAAGTCAGCAACAAGATCGCTTGCCATTGACTGAAGAACATCCTCATCAATAACCTCTGCAAGGTTTTGATCATGGCCTTCGCCCCCTAAAAGCTCTTCGCTAATGTCTCCTTCAAAATCGATAATGATGCCGCCATCCTCTGTCTCCATAGAAACGGCTTCAGGATTGACTATTTCAACCTGCACTGCCTCTTCCTGATCATCATCCTCTAATTCGAAGGGTGTCATTTGCTTTTCGATTGCCATGATCTGTCCTTTGCAAAAGTTCTTTTATCAGTATAGCAGAACAATTAATAATATTCTACTGGTCTTCTGTAACTTGGCTCATCGTCCCAATCATCAGTTGGGGATCTAATCCAACCGCCTTGGCGGAAACGTATCAATGCTTGTGACATCGAGTCAACATAATCATCGTGATCTCCCGCAGGGAAAGAAGCCACCTCTTCAATCACCTCGTCTGCAAACCTAGTATCTGGACACCAGACAATACCACTGGCAAATAAGTCAGAAACTGCGTTTACACGAGCTATCTTATCTTGTCCTCTCGATGGAGTAAACTCTGTAACGGGCAATCCCATAGCTCTAAGTTCGAATATCAAAGGCGCACCAGACGCTTTTTTCTCCACCACAAGCTGATCTGGCTCATATTCCCAGTATTTATCATATGCAGCCTTCTTCAGTTCTGGAAACTCTAGCTTTTCTTTGTATGCGTCTAGCATAATCAGGTTAGGAGCCATCTCTCCCGTGTCATCTGGGTGATAAAACACCCCCCATGTGGTTACAGCGCTGTAGTCAGAGCGTTCTGTCTTCAAAAACGCAGTATCCCACGACTGGATGATGGCTTCGCAAGCAGGTGGGTGGCTTTTTTCCCAATTTCTCCACCATTCTCGCTTAATTAACGCCCCTTCTTCCGATGTGGGGTCTTGTTGGTACTGTGCAGACCACTTCCCAACAGGGATTTCGGCCTTAATCGCCTCTAGTTCGTCCTGTTTCCAAAACTCAGGCCATAATGGTTGACCAGAAGGCATAAGTGCAGGGAACTCTATGACTTCCCATTCGTCAGAACCTATCCTCTCAGCAGATTTATTCACAATCTGTCCAGTCAGATCCCTTTTTGACCATCTGGTCATCACAATGATGATTGCCCCTCCGGGCTGTAGACGCTGTCTGGGGCCAGATGTATACCATTCGTACACCCTGTCGTACACTTCGGGGTTAAACTGCCCTTGTTGGGCGTCCTGTTCGCTGTGAGGGTCATCTATGATCAATAGATCCGCACCTTTACCCGTTACCGCACCGCCGACACCAATCGCGAAGTAGTCACCTCGCTTGTTTGTGTTCCAACGACCCGCAGCTTTTGAGTCTGACGATAGATCTATTCCCTGAAACACCTTCTTGAAGTCTTCGCCCTGTATCAGGTTCCTGACCTTACGACCAAAACCCACAGCCAGTTCTGCAGTGTGGGCTGTCTGAATAACTTTTTTCTCTGGGTACTGCCCCAAGAACCAAGCGGGAAGAAGATAAGACGCAAACTCTGACTTGGTGTGACGGGGTGGCATGTTGATGATAAGCCTTTTCAACTCTCCCCTAGCCACACGTTCGAATGCCTCAGCCATAACTTTGTGATGCCGACCACCAATAAAGCTAGGCCACATCATTCGAGTAAATGCCAGAAACTCTGATTTAGCCTTCTTCTTGTTCTTCAGCTCTTCAAGCTGTTCTAGATCAGCAAGCAAATCTGCCTGAGCTTCCAAGGGAAGCTTTTTAAGTTGTTCAAGTATCTTCTCGTGCTTCATCGTATCCTCCACCCAAATGGTAGACACTGATCGGGTGGGAGACAGTGCCTACCGTGGATGAAAATGGGATAAATAAACATCCGCGTATAGTATATAATATATATAATATAATTAATATATATAATCTCTCTCTTTAAGAGAGAGATATATTAATATATAATATAATATATATAATATATAATATATATACTAGGGAGATGAAATTATGAATAGTCTAAGACAACTAAACGAACCCTGTCCCAAATGCGGAGCAAGCCCGAATGATGATTGCCGACACAGCAATAGCAAAGCAAACTCACTAAAAGCCGAAAGAGACTGGGAACGCATAGAGGCTTGGAAAAAAGCTCAAAAATAATAATAAGGGGTATGTGAACCTACCCCTTTTCTAAAAAACCAAATATATTTCTCAATAGTGGTATTGGCACTCAAAAACTAAAGGGGGGGTATTTGAAAGTTTTTAGTAATTGTTTGTGTGGAACACCATGTATGTAAGTTGTATGTGCGACCGAGTATATACTTCTTTTCTTCTTCTC